GGCTCTTTATTGTTTTCAAAAGACTTTTTGGCATTCTCAATAACATTTTTGCCTAAAGTCTCAAAAGAGGTCTTAATGTCAGCCAGGGCGGCCAATGAAGGCGCAACGACGCTAAGGTCAATTTGAGCTAGTTGCTCGACAAACTTCTTAATCTCCTTGCCAAATTCGGACAAGGTTGTGTTTCCTGAGAAGAGCTGGGCAAGTCCCCCGGAATCTTCTAGACTCGTTCCAAATTCAGATAACTTATACAGTCCATCAAGCACGCCTTCTGTGGTTAACTTTAATAACACACCGGCTGCTTTATTTACATCGGTCTCTCCAATATCTTTGAACGCCTTTACTAGACCACTAAGTTGTTTTCCGAATTCACCAACAGTCGTATTGCCCATTATGGCTTGCACTAGCCCACCAGACGGAGGAATCGTTTTTGCAAAGGTAACAAACTCTTCAAGATTTTTTATCATAGGAATCATAGCGGCAATAACATCTGACGCGGCAGTTGCGTTTTCTGCCGTAATATCTTTGAACGCCGTTACTAACCCACTAAGTTGTTTTCCGAATTCCTTAACGGTCGTGTTGCCCATTATGGCTTGCACTAGCCCACCAGACGGAGGAATTGTCTCGGCAAACGTAACAAACTCTTCAAGATTTTTTATCATAGGTTTCATGGCGGCTAGAGTAGCAGATGCACCGGCCGCATCGGCAGGATCGATTTCTTTAAGCGCAATAACAAAGCCATTAATTTGCTCCGCAAAACGTTGTAGGGTTGATTTGCCAGTAAATAGATTTTGAAGAGCATTAAAACCATCTAAAACGGAAGCCGCAGTAATGGCAAGCACCGCAACAGCTAACTTACCAAGTCCGTCCAAAGCGTCAAAGGAAACACCATCGAATGCTTCAATAAAGGCAACAATACTATATGCTACAGCCTCTAGAGCACCGGTGGCAATTCCTGCGGTAAAAGCTCCAATCATTCGGCCAAGTCCGGCAGCGATTTCCACAAGAAGATCAAGACCGTTAGTAAGAGCATCTGCATCTTGTATTATCCAGTTTAGCAATGCTGCCAAACCAACAACAGCAAGAACAATAGCAGCAACGCCAGCAATTACGGCAATAACCCCTCCTAAAAAGGGGAGGAATGATGGACCGATTATGCTTAGTTTTGGGCCGAGCAAAGCCAGTATTGCGAAGACGCCAGCCATTGCACCTAAGCCAGCAGCGAATGTGCCAAATGTTTTTAAATCTGGCATATCGATGGTTGATATAAGCGCAAACATACCGGCTGTCGCCAATATTACCGCTGTGGCCATTATAAAACCCGGAGCTAATGCGCCCATTCTGTCTTTAAAACCTTTGTCGTTTAACGGAATAAGATCGAAAGCCGCCATCAGTAATGCAATTGCTCCTACGCCAGCGGCAAATGTACCAAATATTGCCAAATCTGGAATCGGAACGACGGATATAAGAGCAAACATACCGGCTACAACAGCAATTAATCCTATAAGACCGACCACAACAAGACCGATGTTTTTAAGTCCCGCAAAAAAGCTTTTTGATTTTGAGGTTGTCCTATTCAAGGCGTCGGAAATTTTCTCTACTGCAAAACTAAGAGCGACGATTGCCACCGATGCGATTGCTAGGGCTATACTTGCCCCCCTGAGATATTCTTGATCGACCATACTCAAAAGAGCAAGCGATCCAGTCAAAGCAACGATAGCTACTACGACGCCCATCAATGATGAAAACATCTTCGCTTCGCCGCTAATTTTAGATGCAACTGCCGTTATTAACTCGATAGCAGCAATTAACCCAACCATTTTGGTAAGGGTTAAAATGCCTTGGTCAATAACTGACTGGTTAAAAGTTCCAAGAATAGCAATGACGCCAGTAAAGGCAAGAAGTGCAATTGTCACGGAACCAAGAATCTTCTGAACCTTTGCGCCACCAGAAATACGAGCCGAAGCAGCAGCAATCAATTCGATACCACTGATTATTCCAGCCATTTTTGCAAGATTGACAATCCCCCGATCAATGTCTTCTTGCTTCATCGTGCCGAGGATAGCGATCAAAGCAACCATTGAAAGCATTCCGAGTTGAGTAGCAAGAATATTGGTTTTAAGCTTCTTTCCACCACTTATACGACCCGCCAAGCCCATCATTACCTCAATTCCGGCAAGTACAAGTGCAATAAGTGCAAGATTGCCGATGCCTTGAGTAATGGTACGCGGGTCAATGATTGAAAGAAGTTTCATCACGGCAACCATGGCCGCAATACCAACTGCCATACTCAGAATGTTAACCGAAACTTTATTTCCGCCACCAATTCTAGCAGCAAGGCCGAATACACCTTGAAGCGCTCCGATAACGAGAAGAATAGCGGTCATTTTACCGATACTATTCTGGAGATCGTTGAGGGAGAAGAGATTCAAAAGGGCCAAGGCTCCAACAAGGGCCAGAATTGAAGCCGACATACCAAAGAGATTAGCTGAAACCTTCTGCTGGCCTGGAATCTTGCTAATCAAAGCAGACAGAACTTGGTACCCAGTAATGAAGCCAAGCATCACACCAAGAACCATAGTTGCATTCCAGACCTGGGATTCATCGATCTTACTAATTGTTTTTACAGCGGTTGCCATGATAAGCAAAGCCGCGGCCACACCAGTAAGCCCAAAAGCAGAAGAAACCATTTTCTTGTCAGCAGTAAGCTTTGTCGCTGCAACATTAATTCCTTGGAGCAAACCATATGCCACGACAAATATCGCGACAGCTTTGGCCAACCCAATAAGACTCTTGTTGAGATCATCAGCAGGGATCGTAGACAAAGCCCAAATGCTTGCAGCGAGTACGCCGAGAGCAAAGGCCATATCACGGATCATACTGGTAGTTTTGGTGCCCAAGAATTTCTTGGTGAAACCGTTAACTGCACCAGTAACTGCTGTAGTAAAGCCAGTCATTGCACCGGTTAAGTCAGACAACTGCTTGACAAATATCAGCAGAACACCGCCAACCACAAAAGTCGCAATCTTATGGAAATCGAGATTTTTGATGACGTCGCCGAAGTTTTGAAACCCTTCAACTGCTTCGCCACCAATAAATTCTACAACTTCTTTTAAAACTTTGAGAATTGTAGGCCAGATACCGACGGCCGATTCATCAAAGACGCCATTGAAGAGACCAGAGACCGTTTGTACGGCTTTGGTAAATTTACCAGTAAGCCAACTTATTGCCATTTTGATTCCTTCAACAATACCAGAGAAAGCACGGCTTCCCGCATTCTTGAGATACTCAAGAGGATTCTCAGCATTCCACAAACCAGTCACAAAATCGGAAATACCAGAGATCAGAGTTGAAATTCCAGCTCGCAGAAGTGCTACGCCAATTTTGACAGCCAGCAAAGCATACTGGAAAACTTGAGAAGACTTAATCGCCTTATCAATATTGACCAAAAGATCACCGAGAGATGCCGAGGCGCCAAGAACTCCACTGGTTAACGGGAAGAAAATCTTGATAACTTCCAATGCAGCCGAACCCAAAAACTTAAATACCTGCCACCCAATGTCAATGACTGCAAACAATCCAGCAAAAGTTCGACGAATCTTATCTGCTGTTTCCTCTGTAATGATCAGAGTCGCGGTAAAAGTTTTGAATGATTCGGTTATTGCTAACCACTGCTCTCTTGTCTTTGGAGGAAAGATTTGATCAAAAGCCTGTGTAATTGGTTTGAGAACACTCAGTAATGCGACAGCAACATTCTTAAACCCTTGGAAAACGTTTGAAATACCGCCAGCTTCTTTGAGCCATGCAAGCATTTCATTACGATTTTCAGCACCACTTGCGAATACTGTCCAAAGAATTTCTGTTAATGATGTGAAATTTCTCTTAGCTTCTTCAAGATCGCCAAAGATAATCTCATATGTACGCATCCATCCAGAGGAAACTGCATCCATAGTTGCACTAATAGATTCCCCAAATGTTTTAGCTGTCTGCGCAGCTCTGAAACTTACTTCTGCGATGTCAGAATACTTACCAGCAAGAGCATCCATAGCCTCTGCAGCCGTATCATAAGTTCCATCTTCAACAAGTTTATATGCGGCTTCGGAAAGTTCAGAGAATTTACCAAAAGCGGCTTCCATTACCTTGGTGTTGGCCCACTTCTCCTGCAAAGTCGTGCTGAAATTTCCAATGTCGACAACCGTGCCCTTAACAGTTTGACCTTTCTCATTAAGGGTGCCAAGTTCAATACCTGTTTCAATGAAAATTTGCTTGAGTTGTTTACCGGCGACACCGGCTAGTTCCAAACTTCTCCAGTCAATATATTGCAAATTACCTGCGCCATAAGACTGGTTAAGATTGTACATTGCACGGCTAAACTCAGCCGCACCTTTACCAGCAAATGCAGTTGCGTTTGCAACACCAGTAATCAAAGGAATCAGAGCTTTTACATCTCCGCCAGAAGATGTCATCTGTGCAAGGGCTGCGGTCATATCAGTGAAACCATAGCTGGTTTCATCTGAGAACCACATTAACTGGTTGAGATATCCATTAACTTCATCAATGCTTTTACCGGTTGCGTTCATGATGGTCTGAACAGAGGCAGTTTTCTGCTCATATTTAGACCATCCAGCAGTTAACTGGTCAACGGTTAAGCTTTTCAGAAGTTTTGTGCCAGCATCTACAGCAGATTCACCGATTCTACGTAAAGCACCGATGCCAATTTGCTCTAGTAGAGAGAAAGAACCGGACAAAGAAGTTACAGACTTTTCAAGTCCAGAAAAATCTTTATCCATCCCAGATGACTTTTTAAGTGCGTCAGAGAACTCTTTCAGACTGTTCTTGGATTGTGAAATACCTTTCTCAAATTTTTTATTTTCAAAAGACATTTCTACAATTCTTTGATCAATTTTGTCGCTCATAGATTTCGAACCTCCTTCCAGCATTCTTCAGCAATCTGATCAAAGACAGGGCGCAGTGCAGGATTGATAAAATCAATACCCTCGACATAACCGCCACCTTTTGTGGCATGCCCATATTGAATCAGAAGTGCTACTGAATAACCTTCTTGGATGTTCGAATTGCCGAACCCGATCCCCCAGTCCTCAATTGTATAGGACCAACTTCCGGCTGTTAGACCGCTGTCTTTTGGGGTCGCCGATTGAAGCGCTTCGACTCCTTGAGCGCCATATCTCTCGAACGCGGTTCTAAGCCTACGACTGAGATCTTTGCTGTTGTCGAAGAATCGTTCGGCATTTTTAAAAGACCCACGATTGGTCATCTTAATCATGCCTGTCGCTCTCCTTTAAACGTTAATTATGCAGTGGTTTTTATTTTTTTCAATATATTCGGGCGGAGGGCACGAAACCAAACGCAATCTATCAATAGCGTCCATAGTCCGTTTAGCCGTGCCGTTACCGTTCATCTTACAGTACGGTTTGTATAAATAATCGTTGAGATTTTCATACTCATCCTGGGTAATCCAATCTCCTCGATTAATATAACTCATCCCGAGATACATGATTCGATCATGCGCCAACCCGAGAAGCATCTCTCGGGTGACGTCTTTCTTATCGAGCTTCTTTTGAAGCACTGCCCAGAATCCGGATGATGCTATCACGGAACAGAGCACGGTAATAAATATCTGCAGCCATTGCTCCATATGGCCACCTATACTTTCACGCAGTAGTCGAGGGAAATCCAGCCAGCACCGCTCTTAAGCCGCCCCCATTTTGACGATCCTGATACGACCGCTTCTTCGACGATCGTATAGATCTCTCCTTTGCGGACCTTCCCCGCAACAGGATAATTGGTACCCGGACCCTTTCGGTAATTGAGAACCGA